AAGAAGGCCAAGAAGGAATACCTGGAGTACAAGAACCAATTCGTCAAGGAATCCGTTGCAATCTAATCTTTCATAGTAGGAGAGGGGCACAGGGCTAAGGCTCTGGCCCCTTAGTATAATCACCCTTTAATGATATGAAAGATTATGGTTGTTGGCTTACCCGAGAAAGCAATTCAGAAAGTAGATAAAGAATTGTTAGAGTTGCACAAAGAAGTCCTTAGGTCATACCTAACGCAACGGAACCTTAAACATAGGCATCAGAAAAAATTCTTTAAGATATACGACCATTACATTTCGGAGAGGAATATAAGGAGATTCTTCTTCCGTCCTGCTAAGCTATTCGTATATGCTTTAGTGACTGACCGATTGGATGACATCGAAGACTATGTACCATTAAAAGATAAGCACCATGTTTCCCGAAAGAGTAAAAAGCGTAACGCTTGATAAATCCAAAATCACCTACTACCTTCAAACTCAAGGGGAATACCCTATAAATCCCGAATTATATCAGGTAGAGGATTTGGCATTCGATTGCGGAATAAGGTCAAATCAATATATCCCTGACTATGCCATTAAGGGGTACTTTAAGGTGGATGAGAATATGTTACATCCAGTATTTATCGAGAATATTGATGGGCCTCATTTATTATATATTTCGGGTATACCAAGAAATATTTCGGTACAAGAAAAGAATAGGTTCAGGTTTCCTGACCCGGTCTGGTTATCATATTGGGAAGATAAGTATATAGGCTACCTTTTTCAAGTGGTAACTAGAGAATCAGCATTAAATCACTTAATAAATCAATAACTTATAAACAACAAGACACTATGAAAACTGCAGAGTATGTAAAACAGTTTAAGTTGGACACCCCGAATTACAACTTTAACCGGGAGAAATTCATGGAGGCCTTCGGCCAAGAATTTAAGGACCGAATTGAGGCAATGATGACAGCCTGCAAAAAGATGCAGGTGCAGTTCACCTATGAAAAATTCCTTCATGCCATCAAAGAACAGCAGGACAAGTTTTGGCAAATTTCCAAGAAAAAACTTGGAGAGCCATTATCTGATGGCCTATTCTCAGCTTTCTTTGCCCTGCATGTAATACCTCTCCGGGCAAATCTCTTTCCCAACGTCCATGCGGAAATAGAAGAAAGACGTCAAAAGGCCCTTGAAAGAGAAGCCAAGTTTATGGCCGAAGAAGAAGAACGGCAAAGAGAAGCCAAAGAGAAAGCGGAGAAAATGAAACCTTTATTAGATGCCGTAATTGCCTATGGAGCTGCCCAAAATTTGGCAAAGCAGGGCAAGGTAAAGGCTACTAAAACCAAGGGGAAACGGTAAATCCTAATAATACAAGACTCTAAAGTTACTAAGATTTTATGAGGTCATTTTTAACCTTGGCTGTTATGATAACGGATAATATCCTGACATCATATAAGACAGCCGGAGAGGAAGGAGTAAGTTTGAGCTATGAGTATAAATTAAACTCGGTTGATATAGAGGTAGTTTACCCAAAGCACATAGACCAGCTATGTTCAGGGCTTTTAGCACTGAGTAACCAGCTAAAGTTCGAAAATCAGATATCTGATTTTAATCTATCCATAAGCTCATCTAAATTGAAGGTAAGCCTATTCAGGTGATCCAGCAACCTGACTATCAAAGAGTTAATTCAAAAAGGCCCTTGCCACAACAGGGCCTTTTTATATATTTTTATTGGGATTAACTATTAGATACCAAAATCAAACATCATGAAAGAACAAAAGATAGTTCCACGATTCCCAAGGGGGTTAGGTATAACCCAATTAGCCTTACAAGCTAATGCTGGAGATGATGAAGCTCTTAAGAATCTGACCAAGTTTATTGTTCACACTTGGATAGTAAACAATGGGAAATTATGGTCAAGGGTTTATTCCGTAAATGAGCTAGCAGACTTCCTGAAATGTGAGCCAGCAATTATTCAGATGCAGATGAAACAAACGTTTCTAGACAACGGCTTATTTGACCGTAACAAGATGGATGAAATTGCTGATTCTCTCATGGGGGCTTGCATAGGCTGGGCACTTGAAGACCGTATGGAAATAAGTCAACAGCTACAAATACTCAGGGATTCTCAGGGGGGAAGGTATGCTCCTTTCATAACCTCTGAAGTCAATAAAGCCATTGGATTAAAACAACAGTCTACAACATCTCTTCAGAGTTTGGTACGTGCAGTATCTGGTGGCGGTACAGTAAATATCTTTAACCAACAGAACAATCAATTCAATAATGCTGGTGAGTCTGAACCAGTGATGACACGGGATATAGCTATGGCTATGATTCAAAAGGAGATTGCTGACAAGGGTGGTGTAAAAGAGATAGAATATGTAGAAAATCAGTATGACTTCAAAGAATTACCCATCGTAGTTGCAACAAAACAAGAAGGCAATAGAGGGGAAAAAGAAGGTTTAACCCTTAAGAAGGCCGAGTTGGATAGCGTAACAGGAGACTACCATGGTGCCTTAAAAGCCTTTGAAGAAGACCATCATCAAATCAGACGAGAAATCGAAGAGGGGATAGACTACGAAGAGGTAGACCCAGAACTCGAAGATAACTTTTGATTTTTATTTGCAAAATTAAATTTAATTTCTTATATTTGTATAAAGATAAAAATAAAGGTTATGGACTTAATAATTAAAACCGAAACCCAGACTATAGCCATAGTTATTAAGGATAATCTGAGAGGATTTAGACTTAATCAAGCTGGTATAGTATTTCACTTATCTGATGAAGACCTTCAGAATATATCAGAAGTGTTAGAAATACACAAACAAGAGGTAGAATTCTTGATATCTTTGAGAGAAAGATATCTGACAATACTTCACCGACCCGGACAGGAAATCCAATTCAATCTATAACACAAATACCTACTATGAAAGAAGTTTTAACTGCAACTAAAGTGGTAACCAGAATCAATCAGCTTATCAATGAAGGTAAGAAGATTAAAGTATTCGGATTACCTTATCCCCCTTATAAGGAAGATATTGTTTTCACGGATGAAAAAGTAAATCGTCAGGGCTGGTTATGTACTAACAGTAAAGTAACTCTATCGGCACAAGCCTGTGCAACTAAGGTGAAGATACATACCATCACTGGTTGGTGCAATCTATTCCAGTATGTAGAGAATGGTAAATATGTAGATACCATATCTGAAGATGGACAGTATATCGGTATGCAAGCTATGGATGATATCTGTCCTGGAATGCTATTGGGGGTAGCCCATGACAATACTCATACAAATATCGGCATGATTCTCAGTGTAGAGGATGACGAGACAAACAATGTGAGGGCTATAACTATAGCCGGGCCAGACTTTATGGAGAAGACTCATTATCTTCCCATGAATGAAGCTACTAATTACTTCGTATTCGACAAAATCATGTAACGTTAACCTTTATAACTATGCACATTAATCAGAAAATAGACCTTTTAATAAGGGCAAGCAGACTCTACTGCCACGGTATGTACCAGAAGTACGACCCGAAGTATTATCCCACTATCAAAGGTGTAGTACTCAACTTTACCAATAAGTTGTTCGGTACAAAATCCATGGAGAACAAAGTAAGGATAGATATCCTAAGCCTATTCGAGGGTGATATCGAAAATAGACCTGGGTGGAAAGTATACTCTGGTATACGTATCTACATAGAGTTCCCAGATACTTCAGCCCTGGAATACGAGCTGTTCAAACATCCACTCATACCAGAGGGAGATATCTACTACAAACCGGTTCCCATACCAGCTAAGGCCTAATAAATAAAGGACCATTAAGACCTCTTTTCTAGAGGTCTTTTCTGTGTTACTAATAAAACTAGACCCAAATAGGAACTAAAGTTTCTAGAATCTCTTTCTACATCCCAATGCCGAGAAGTTTTATTTGCATATTAAAAATATTATTCTTATATTTGTATAAAGAAAAAGAAATAATAAACCCTAAAATAATTAAGGTATGGAAAAGAAAACAATTAAGGACCTGAAAAGGGGAGAATACTTTACCCTTAGTTCAATCGAAGAGCCCCGGGAATCTCAGGTATGGGTCCGAGGAGAATACATACCTGAAGCAAAAGCCTACAGTACCTATAAATGGTCAGATACCAATCATGAAGTACTCCGTAAAGGTAACAAGGAAGTTTACATTGATTTCACCTTCTAACCATCAAAAATATGGCACAGAAAAGATATAAACTGATTATCTGGTTCTACTTAAAGAATCACCATCAATACAAAACTATCCATGCAGCTCATGACATGGAAGTGGAACTCACTCGAAAGGTTGATATAGCCAAATGGGTAGACGAAACCGATGAGAGTATTGCTAAGGCATACTTAATTGACCGGGTAAAAGATACCCGGGAAACAATAATAAAAAGAACTATCGACCGAACGATATACTAAAACTTTAATCACATGGGATATAACAGTACTTACACCGTCGAAGATCTGATAGGAACTTTATCAGAAATGGACCCTCAGGCACCAGTAATGGTCGCAGTTCAGCCTATATGGCCTTTTGAACATACTATCACCGGGGTAGTAATCGATTGCAATGGTATAGTATACCTTGCATCCAAACAACATGGATATTTACCTCAGGAGGCTAAAGATGCCTTCGAAAACTATGGTATACCATTCTCGGACCGATGATTTTTTATTTGCAAATATAAATTTAATTCATTATATTTGTATAAAGAAAAAGAAATAAAACCCTATAATTATGAAAGATTATAAAAAGGTTATGCTCTCGGGTCTCAAGGAATCATATAACTTGGGAAATATTCGGGAAGAAGAGGTAGATTGCATTAAAGAAGCAATCCAGGACACCTACCTTGGAATGGTAGAAGAGTTAGATTCCCGACTAGGGTTGGAACTCTACGATTATAAAGTAGAGATTAAATATGACCAGGACCGGATTCCTCAGTCATATAAGCATACACTCCTGGTCAAGTTCAATAAGTCAGAAGGAGCAGTCAAAATGAGTTTCCGAGGAGCAATGACTCAAATAAAGGAGATTCTCTCCACTGGGGATGATGAAGTACTGGTAGGGAGCTGCAACCTGGGATTAGTAATAACCATCAGGGCATGAGTTCAATCAACAAAATATGTAGAGAATACAACTGGGTATGTAAACATATCAAAGGGCCTCTCTACAGGATAAAGATGCAGGAGTTATACATTGAAGTCAACAAAGCAATGAAGGACCCAAATTTAACTCCTGAACAGAGATTAAAATTAATCGGTATTAGAGATACCTTAAAATTAAAGCTATGAAGATGTTTGAATTAATTCCGTACATACTGGAGTTAGACCCAGAAGCGGAAGTAATGTTAATAGAAGACTTAGAACCCGGTAGTAATGGATTACCCAAGATGTCTAAGGTACTCCCAACCATGATGGTAAATATCAATACTGGGGGAGAAGGTACTCACTCTCATTAGAGAGAATCACATGAAGGAGTTTGAGTTAAAAGCTAAACTCATGTCAGCTCACAATATTCAACTAAAAGATAAAATCTCATGAAAAACCAAGAAGAAAGTGCTCTGACAAAATTCATACTGGTAGTTATTGCCATTACACTGATTATAGTCATGGTAGCAGTGATCAAAGATAAAAATCAGGTAAAGGAGCCACCTGCTAAACCCTGGATAAATCCCGATGGAAGTTTACCTTATGAAACAGTTAAGGCTTTAGCTCCAGACTATATCGACAGTCTCAAAAGGGCTGGAGAGATTGAAAGGTGGTTAAAAGAGCACCCTCAACAAAATCTCAACATTCGCATCACTATCGAAGACGAACGCTGGTAAAGGCCTTCAATATTTATTTGCATAATTGCAAAATCTTTGCTATATTTGTATATAGGAAATAAGATAATAAACCAATATATATATATAAATTAAGGCCATGAAAAAACAACCAGACATCTACTTATATCTCCTCAAGAAAGTCAGGGGATGGTGCAAAAGACAAGGTATGACAGACCCGGAAATGTATTTCCATTGCACATTCAGGGAATTTCTCCGGAGATATAATATGCTCCTCACTAAGATTGAAACCAGGAACAATCAAACCGAGGGTCATCACACTTTCACATTCACACCAGCTCCTGGTACAGAAATATTCGGAGGCTCAAATGGAGACCTGGAATCCGTATTCGACCGATACGTTTCTTTCTTGGATTATTTCCAATACGAAGAAATAACGGTAATACGCAACCACGGAGGTATCATCTCTATCCGCTGCTACTACCCAATCTAGTAACTTAAAGATAGCGGGATATGAAAACACTTAAGTTATTATTACAGGCATTACTGGAATGGGTAATCCTGATAGCCGTAATACTGATAGTTTCTTGGGTAATCATCCAAATAAAATACTAATCATGAAACCAAGTATTACTTTCAACACTCAGGATTCTCCCATTGAATGGGTTATATTTCCCACCATAACCATAAATATCATTTATAGGTATCTTACCTTACATCTCTTTAAGTGGTACATAGAAATTGACTGGTAAAATCATCGATAAAATGAAAAAGCAAAACAATCAACCAACCGGTTCAACCCATATCTGCACAAAATGTCAGAGACCCTTAGAAGCAGGTGGAGGATGCTATACCTTTTGTAATGGAAAGAACTTCCTACCAATCTCAGAAGAAAAACCTCAAAACATCCAGGATGTCGTAGGGGAAAACTGGGCAGATGATGCTTATTACTTATAATCCATCCAGGCTATGAAATGCACTGAATCCAGAGAATTAAGGGAACTTTCAATGAATCAACTCAATGCAAAGTTATCTGAACTCTACAAGGAATTACCATCCCGTAAATGGGCATTCGAAAGAAAATACAGACAACATATCCTTAATCTCATCAACCAAATCAAATACGAACAAACCCTTAGAAGAAAAGGATTAAGGACACAGGGAGTATGGATAACTACATTCAGTACTCAAACCGGAAGGTTCACCTCAGGATACTCTACCTCTAACGTACCAAAACAAATAAAATAACATGGACACCATCACTAAAGAACTCTTCGACAAATACCTCAAACTCCAGAGGTCAGGAATCATGAATATGACTGATATAGAACAAGGAGCCAGAATCTTAAGGTGTACCCAGGATGAATATGAGACCATCCTCTGGAATTACACTAACCTCAAAAATAAGTTCTACCCCAAATCCAAATACCCATGAAACAAAGAAAACCAATTAAGGTCTCAAAGGAAAGGGTAATCATCATAGCCTCCAACCATAACAACATCCCAATCCAAAAGGCAAAGGCTTATACAGATTCCGAACTAAGGGAAGTATTAAGGCATCTGAACCTAAAGCCAGGATTCTAATACAACCCCCAAACATGAAAAACATACCTAATAACTTTTCCAAGAGAATAAGATACTACACCTTCAGAATCATCCTTAAAAGGTATACCATAAAGGTATGTATCAATATCTATAAACCCAACCACCCCCAACACAAAAGAAATCAATAATCCATAACAACATCCTATATACATTCAATATATAAGGCGTATATAAATAACATATACTTATAATCATCAATCATATATGGCTTTTAAGATTGGCTTTTATCTTAGAGGCCTTTTATTTATGTGTTAGGTTAGGGCAAAAGTTAACAGGCAGTCGATGATAAGGTTCAGATATCGAGGGAATCGAAGGGCCATAAAATCGGGGTGAGGAAAAAATTTTAAGGTAGGTGATGGGCCTGGGCTACTGTGTACCCTATGAGCTCTGGAGCTATCTATGTTACTATACGTATTAGCTAAGTCGACTTAGGGCCCTAAGACCAGGAGGAAGGCCCTAAAAGGCACCTTAAAGGTACCCAAACCCCTACCTTAATCAAGTCTATATATATATAATATATTAAGTATATCAGGATTGAGGTTAAGGTCCCTAGCTAAGGCCTTTTCGATAAAGAGACATTAGGCCCTCTGACTCTTGATATCTACAATTTGACTCTCTATTCAGATTGGTACACTGATGGTACCTAATGAAGGCCTTAACCATAAGCCTTAAAGAATACAGTCTATATATATATATATATATGCGAGTCTTTTAAGTGATTTTGGAACAGGTGTCTAAAATCGATATGCCAGGAATAGAGTATTGGAGATTTGATTTCTCAAGTTAAGGCTTAGTTAAGGCACATTTAGGGTACCTTTTAAGGCCATAAACTACCATAAAGGTAGGCCTTAAAGAATTATTTGCATATATAATATATTATGATTATATTTGTATAACGAAAAAGAAATAATAAACCCTAATACTAATAAGGCCATGAAAACTTACACTGTATTCCTTAACTTCATACGACCAGAGGATATGGAAACTGATACCCATTTGGTAAAGGTTATAGCTAACAATTCCCATGAGGCCCAAACCCAAGTCCTTCAGTATATAGAACTCTTATATGGGCCAATGGGTTGGAAGGTTTTTTAGATTAAGTAAGGAAGTATATCCTGACTTCAATTATGAAACCCCTTATATAGAGGTATCAGAAGGCCTTTTAGAAATACCTTATATACAGAACTTCCAACTTCAAGAATTTTAATCCTTAAATCTATAAAGCCATGCTTAATTCTAAAGACTTTACCACTGCCCTGGAAATTATCTCCAAACACCATTCAACCGAATTGGCAATCAATACTCCTAACAATAACTTTGTAGGGTATATGGGCCAGACTGAATTCAGGTTGCATATTAAGAAATGTGTACCCTCGGTAGTTAATAATTTGATTCAGGCAGGTTATATCCTGAATATGGGTCCGGAAGGTTTGGAGGTCGATAAGATTTAACCTTCATTTGCTTTCAAGGTTGGGCCCCGCTTTTAGGGGCCTTTTTATATTGGTATAGGGTTAAGGCCTTATATCGCTTTTAGTGGCTTGGCTTATAGGCCTTTTATATTATAGGTTAAGGTACCTATATGGTACCCAACCAGGCCCTCAGATATTATATAATATAGGGGGAATGAATGCAAGGAAAGGTGTATCCCAATGCAAGCAGGGGCATATCATAGAAACTTAAGACTTACAGAATATAAGTTTACTTGTTTATAAAACTAATAACTTCTAGATTATGAAAGGTAGGGTACCCAATCCTAAGTCAACCCTGGGAACTTCATCCTGAAAATAAGGGGCAATGCAGGGTAGGAGCTAAAGCCATATTTCATTTCGGACATATAGGACCCAACCCAGGAGCTAAGACCATTTTAGGAACCGAACATTAAGACCTTCTATCAGAACCTTCTTTCTGGTGCCCTGATGGTGCCAAGAAGGCCCAAAAAGCAATTCCCATGCCAGGAATGTCCAGAAATAGCTCCCAGAAAGTTTTATGAAAATAAATGCTCCCAGGGCCACCAATTACAAATATTTGTTGTATATTTGTAATACAGAAAAGAACTAATAAAAGTTAAACCAATTAAAAATTTTTACTACTATGAAAGCAAATGAAATTTTAGCAATCGGCAACGAAATTTTTTCGACCAACGAAAGAAAAAGCATCTACAAAAAAGAAATTTTTGCAGAGTGCAAAACGGACAAAGAGAAGAAAAATTTGCGTATGAAATTACGCAAAAAGCTGGACAACTTTATTGCCGAAAGCATTGCCTCGGCAAAGCAACCTGCCAAATTGGCCGAACTCCGCAAGGCATGGCAATCCTATGCCACTCAGGTATATATTAACTCCACTGCCATAGTGGATGCCAATGCCAACACGGAGAAACGGAAATCCATCACCGACTTCCTTGCACTTATGCAACCGGCAAAGGGGGGTAAATAAAACCCCACCGGGGTGATACCAAAGGGGACAAACCAAAATTTGTCCCCTATTTTTAATAAAATTTATTTTTGCGATAGGGACACCGTGGTCCCCTTTTTATGCAAGGACTTTTTGGGCTCCTCGCATTAAGCTCCTCCTGAAAGGTACATGCCACATGGGTACATAACCACATCCCCCTCTCCCTACACAAAATGAAGAACCCATCTAAAGGCTCTTCATAAAATTTTTCCAGGATATTTTTAGGGCTACTATTATAAGGACTACCCATACACCTTTGCCTCATATACCTTAATCAATTTATTAAAGGCCTCAATCCTCGATTCGTTATCAAGTTTATTCCACCAGTATATTTCCCATATAGAAAACTTACCATCCTTAACATCTTTATAAGCCTCAGTATTGGTATCCCCACCCAGAAAATTGAAGTTGAACTCTGGGATTAAATCCCCTAACCATTCTGCTTTGTACATTACACGGCCTTCAAATTTACATAGGTCATAATCCATTGACCTTAGTAAGGATATTAACCTTTCCTCTAAGTCAGGATTTTTATAAACTACCTTACGGAATGCTTTACACATACCGTGATTAAGTTCATTCTCACCTATATAAAAATCCTTGGCCTTTATTATCCAATCTAAGATAATCCTATCCTTCTCTATCTGTTCCATAATTACAAAGACTTAATCTACTATTTGTTTCGGAGGATCCTTTTCCCATGACTCACTTACTGGGTCAATATAATAAGGGTTAATGAATATCTTTCCACATTGATTGCATCGGGTTATATAAGGCTTGGTTCCACTTAAATTATATTTCTCTACCTTAGTTATAGCTTTACAATCAGAGCATTCTATTAGGAACTCAAATCCATTGTGGATGTAAGCCCTTTCAGAGGTGTATTCGGTTTTTAATCGGTCACCCTCTCTGGTAAGGGATATTACTTTTTCTTCGATACCCAATCCCATATCCTGAACTATATAGGCAGGGCCTTCAAATGAGTTGTCAACTTGTGGCTGACCATCTTTATCTAAGGTTATTCCCTTGGTATTACCAATGATTTTAGGCATAAGGCTTAATTATAATTATGGTAAGAGTGATTACCAGTATGCAAATTATTACGAATATAAATAATTCACCTATTTTCTTTAATAAATCTCTGGAAGGTTCTTGCAACCGCATAAGGAACCATATAAATATGCCATATATAATGGGAATTGAAATAAAACCTACGAGTAAACCAATTAAGAAATTCATATTATTAGATTTTAGAGATATAGATTCGGGATAATCGTTTCGGTATCAAGCTATACACACAATAAGAGGGACCCTTAGTATTGAGTCCCTCTCAGATTACTTAAACTTTCTTATACTGGAATTCTACCGTGGTATTATATATGCGAATACCCGACATGTAATAACTACTTGATACATTGTTAACTTTACGAGTAAACTTCAAATCTTCGGCTTGTGGGAAAAACACATATACCGAGGCTTCAAATAACCACTCAACAGGATTAAACCAAAAGTGATTATTGTTGGGATTGCCTCCGGTATATCTACCCTGTAAATATCCCATTACTCTTACTGGCTCGCTGTTGGATTTGATAATATTAAACAATTCCTGTAACTCTTGGGCTTCATTAAGAATCTCCAATCCGGTATTTTCATTTACATAGCCGAATTTCAAAATAAAAGTTTTCATATCATCTTCGATTATAGGTACATTACCTTGGTGAAATAAAAATAAACTCATATCGTATGGTTTATGGATTAAAAGTATATCACTATGATATACTTTTAATGACGTAATGTACACACAACAAAGCCCAGTAGAAACCTATAAACTACTGGGCTTTATTTTTAATCTATGTTCCAATAAAAACCATCCAATGGTGAACATGTAACTATTTCTCGGTTACCAGGCAAAGTGTCAATGGTTATCTGTTGCATGACTTGGTCTCCATTTTTACTTAGTACAGCAAACATAACCATTCCAAGTACCACCCTATTAGAATCTCTAAGGTTAATATAAATCGGTGGGTATATGTACCCATACTTGTCCATCTCTCCGCTATTTTGAAGGGCTTTGTTATCGAATACCACTCTTACAGCATCTACCTTACCGTCGATGATATCCTGGGTTAATTGTTGGGTCTCTTCTTCCGTGGATTGGAATTCGAACCCATTCCAATCTGTACTGGCTATTTTCAAATCTCTGACTACCATATCTTCATTTAGTGTGAAAGGCACATTGCCTGAATGAAACATTAACAAACTCATAAGTTGTAAGGTTTATTGGTAAGAGTATATCTTAGAGATATACTCTTAGGTGACCTACTCACACAAAAATACCCAACTAAATTAGCTGGGTATTTGAGTTGTATAGTTATTCTACCGTTTCCATGGTAATGGTTCCTGTAGAGGAAATAGTGATACATTGTATTGACCTGTATGAACCATCTCCTTGACCTTTTACAGGTAATTGCCACGAAGTTGTACTTCTTAATACCGGTATACACGGTAAGTAGATACTTATACTACCAGGTACTGAATAGTTACCGATATTCATAACAATACCTATGGTATCTACTTCATACAATTTACTACCATTACGAGTTGACCGTCCCCTTATGATAGGTATTACTAGCTCAGCATCATTAGCTGAAGCAGTCCTTACCAAAAGATCAAAGGCTTGTTTACCAGTCATACCCAGTACGGAGTTAAATACTGGATACTCTCCCTGTTCCATTGGCAGGTCCACTAAAAAATTATCGGCTTCATATTTTCTAAGATTTGTAATACATTCTGTGAGTGAAATCCTAACATAGTTTTTGGTGTTAAGGTCCTTATATACGCATAAAAGTATTTCTTCTAAGAAATACTTTTACCATTAAACACATACAATACGGCTATGTTAGGATTCCATTCTCAAAATGTACCAATCACAATAATAGAAGACGATATGAAGTTTGCAAAGTTACCATTACCAACTAATGACATTGGGGGTTGGAGAAAAGATGCTCTTTCTACTGCTCAGCTAATAAGCATCTACACTCAGGCTAAAAATGAACAGATAGATGGAGTCATGATAGTGGATAGTATTGACTATGGCGGTCAATATGAACAAAGAGCCATATCCACTGGATTAAGGGTCAACCCTAACGAAGTACTATTTGACTTCAACTATGGTCATACCACAGAAGATGGTCAAGCTATCGGCAGAGGTTTTGTCAACGACGACCAAACCACAGCTATATACAGAGTTATAATTACAAGTGCTGGAGTACTAACCTATAGTTACACTTCGTTGGAATAAAAAAAAACGCTAAATAGGAGGTCAGATATTTACTGACCTCCTATTATGTGTGATTATATTTACTACTTTTGGTCTGGTTCTTTGACCTTAGCCTTTTGTTTGAAGTAGAACTTGGTTTCTACGAAAAGATAGGGGTATTCCTTATTTTCGGGGTCATACACCAAAGTATAATCTACCCCTCTAACGTTAGCTTTCATGTAATGAAACTTTCTCCAAGCTTCATCCTTTAGATTCTTGATTACTTGTTCAAAAGAACGTACAAAACCAACTCTCTTCCTTAAGTACTTCTTTGTTCTACCAACTTCTTGGTAAAACATTTCCTCTACTACTCCACCAGCAGCATAGAACTGACCCGGAGTATAAACTTTTACTGCCATATAGATATTTTTATTAAGGTTCCCAAATATCGAATGTTTGACCTTTAGCTGTAGTTATTCTTAATGAATAATGTTCTCTTACTACTCTTAGCTTAGTAAAGGTTAGGTCATGTTTACGGTATACATATTCCTCTAAGGACAATATCTCATTTTCAATATTACCCTTTAATTGACCACTGAACTTTTGGGTGAATCCCTGAGTAAGATTATTTATCTTACCAGTGAGTTTATCCCGTAAAAGGGAAGGAATATTCCCGTCTATGATTACTTTCTCTATATAAGCATCCCAAACCGGAATGGATTGCTTCTCTTCATCACTGGCTTTCCTTAAAATTATTTCAATGTCGTTTAACTCGAGTATCATTCTTGAAAAGAATTTTGAGGGTTAGTATAAATAATCCAGTTATTACTGCCGGACTAACTGCCCATATAAGGAATAAAACTCCATATCTAACTGGGTTGGAGGCTTTTTTAAGAGGAGTTTCTTCGATTACACTTCTGATAAATAGGCAGAAGATAAATCCGAGGGTGTAGAACACTAAAAGGGTATAACCCAACCAAGCCGGAGCAGGATTAGCAGTCATTAAGATATCAGACATGATATGATTATTATGATGGTGATACAAATTATGAGTGTTTGAATAGTTTCTTTCTTACCTTTGGACCAAGATTCATTACCTTCATATTCCTTGTTTACTCCTTTCAAAGCTTTCCAAGTCATACCTCCACAATATGCAGAGTAACTAATAACGTTTACTGTAATCCAATGTAATAAGAAACGTATCATTTTCCTTCTATTTTTTCGATAATACGACTGATTTTGGCAGCTGCATACCGGATTATATCAGGATTTTTAATCCCTTTCTTGTTGATAGCGGCCAATTTCTCCAAATCATGGTTCAAAGTTCTCTGTGCTACCAGAGTTTTATACTTTTCTTCGTTAAAAACCTCGATTTGATACTTAGAATTGATAGGATTGAGATCTCTATCTGTCTTAATACCATTCTCGAGAGTATAAACCCCCTTTTTCCTCTCCTTAATTGCCGTCTTTTCAAAGAAGGCAGGACCTGTTACCAGTAATAAATCACCAACTTTCATGTAGTTTTGATATTAAATTTGCATATTAAAGTAGTCTTTGCAAGACCTTCCGGTATATATTATAAAATTCTATTTTCAATGAATGTCTTAGGTATCTGTGGAGCCCAAGGAGCGCTCCTTTTTGAGTTTAAGGAACATCTTATAGCTAATGTAGAACCCAGAGCAGTATTCCATTCCAAAAAAGAAGAGCAATGGAAGCTTAATTTTGGTGATATACCGTTTGTAAGGTCACTGGAAGAGGTAAAAAATTCCAAAATAGACCTAATATTAGGCTCTCCATCATGTGGGCATAGCTCAGTATTCTCATATTCCAGGAAAAAATCCCTGGGCAAACCCCGGGAAGATGTTACCCTTAATCTGTATCTTTCTAGTATTAAGAAGTTCAAACCAGCAATATTTATGCTTGAGAACCTCCCAAAACTTCTAGATTTTATCCCTATCTGGGAATGGGAACATAATTTACCCGATTATAAACTTATAGTGCACTGTCACTCCGTTACGGTATTTGGTAATTCCCAACAAAGTAGGAAACGTCTGGTGTTGATAGGAGTTAGAAAAAACTCCAAAATCAACCCACAGATATTTGACCATACTTTTCAGGTTACAAAACCCAAGAATCTGTGTCAATTGAAAAGAGAGGTTAGGAGAGACCTAAATTATCGGGAAGCTGATGATAAAAAGTTAGCCATGTATCACTATGCTGATAAATCTAAAACCA